TGGCTCTTACATCATCCGTCGCATTACGGTGACAAACCCTGCCAACACTGCGGGCGGCACAGTTCCGTCTTTGGCTACTGCCAATGTGACCATCCTCACCAGCAACGACGGTAACACGTCAAACGCGGTGACGACGGCTGCTGGGCAGACGCTAGGTAACGTCACTGCTGCCAATACTTGGCAAGACCTGACGCTTGCCTCCGGTGCGGCCACTACTGCCTACACTGCAAATGCTTTGTTCGTTAAGGTTGGCGTTGCTGTCGCCAATACCTCGGTGAACATTAGCGTTTGGGGCGACGTGGTAAGTTTCTGATGGACAAAGTGTGGGTCACTAATACGGGTTCTGACTTCTTGCAGGGTTCTTGGGACGGGGAAAATTTCAAATTTCCGCCTCAGACCTCTGTTGAAGTTCCTGTAGAAGTGGCCCGCGCTACTTTTGGCTATCAGATTGAAGATAAAGCGCCGTTTTTGACCCGTTTGGGCTGGGTTAAAACGTCAAATGACGTTCCGCAGGGATTGGTGCGCCTTGCTGAGATTCAAATCAGTGAGTATGCGCCTCAGAATCGTCGTTCGTTGTCCCCGGCGACGGTCAATGCTCCCCCTTCAGCCCGTCACAGGGTTGTTGGGGGAGTAAAGACGCTTCACGCCACTCGATAATGAGGAGGGCGCATGTCCACGACGCTTCAAAACTACATTACGCAGTGCCAGAGGCTTCTGCACGACGCTAACGCCAACTTTTATTCGACCAATGAACTGACTGACTACATCAACGAAGCGAGAAATCGCTTGGTGCGCGATACCGGCTGCCTTCGCACCATTCAGATGTTGAATACCGTCACCAGCCAAGAGATCTACACGTTTTCATCAATGCCGCAGGGTGCGCAGACGATGGATATTGTGAACATCAACCTGTATTGGGGCAACAGCCGCGTTCCTTTGCGCTATCTGGCGTGGAGTGATTTCAACGCGCAGCTTCGCTATTGGCAGAACTACATTGGACGCCCAATCGCGTTCACCATGTATGGCACTCAGACCTTTTACCTTGGTCCGGTGCCTGACCAAGTTTATGCAATGGAAATCGACACGGTTATTGAGCCAGTGCCGCTCGTAAACTTGTCGGACGTAGACCCTATTCCCGATCCTTGGACTTCTCCAGTGGCTTACTACGCTTGCCATACTGCCAAATACAAAGAGCAGTCTTACGGCGAGTCCGAGATCTTCAAGAACGAATACATCAAAAAAGTGCAGAACGTGCTTGCTGGCACATTTACGCGCAGGCTGCCTAATCCGTATAGCTCAGGGTATTAACCTATGGCGTCGGCAGAGCAGCGCAAACAGTATCTGGTCATCAAAGACTTTAGGGGTATCAATACTCACGCCAATCGCACGGCAATTCCTGAGAACGAATTTTCGTGGCTTGAGAATGCGATGCCTATTGGTTCAGGCAATCTTAAGATTGTCCCGGTTCAGATCTCAGTCACAAACAGCGGCGGCAATGTAGTTACCTGGACCACGGCGACAACTTATTTTACGTCGTCTAATATCAATTTGTCTGACTACTTGCTTTCATTCCAGAGCAACGGCGCAGCTGAGGATTTTAATATCCAAACGGCGACTAAAGGCACTATTGCATCTGCGGGTAAGTTTAGTGGATCGGGATTGCGCTCGGCTCAATGGAAAAATGAGCGTTTGTTGATTCTTGACCCGGCAAACGGGTTGTATAGTTGGAATGGTAATAACGTAGTCGCCATTGGCTCCGTTGGCACGATCGCAATTACCAACCCTGGAACCGGCTATACTAGCGCACCGTCTGTATCTATTAGCGCGCCGAATGACGCAAACGGCGTTCAAGCTACGGCCCAGGTATCGCTTACCGGCACTGCGGTATCTTCCATCACTTTGACTAACGCCGGTTCTGGCTACACAGGGCCGGTAACAGTGACTTTGAGCGGTGGTGGTGGATCAAGCGCAACTGCGGTTGCTAGTTACATTAGCTTTGCGACCGGCACTGTTGTTGTAAACCTTCAAAGCGGTGGCACAGGTTATAGCGCCATTCCCACGGTCACTATTTCCGGTGGTGGTGGCGCAAATGCGGCTGCCAAAGCGGTTGTTGTCGCCAATGTTATCACGCAGATTGTGATGACTAACTTGGGCAACGGTTACACGTCCAACCCGTCTGTCTCTATTACCGATTCTACGGGTTCAGGAGCCATTGCTACGGCGGTTGCCAGCACTAGCCCAAACATAGACGTGGCGACGTTCTCGGGGCGCGTGTGGGTGGCTCAAGGGCGCACGGTATATTACTCCGCCGCAGGCTCTTACAGCGACTTTGTGACCGTTTCTGCGGGTTCTGTCACGCTGACCGACGAAACGCTGCACGGCAACATTCAGGGCCTACTTTCGGCCAACAACTTCCTCTACATTTTTGGTGACGACAGCATCAACGTGTTTTCTGACGTTCGCGTTCAGAGCAACGGCACAACGATCTTCACCAACACCAACGTCAGTGCGTCTGTTGGCACTAAACGCATCTACAGTTTGTTCCCATACTTCCGCAGCGTTTTGTTTATGAATGATTACGGCGTTTATGCGTTGGTGGGTTCTACGACAACGAAGTTGTCTGACGCTTTGGATGGCATATTTCCGCTCATTGATTTTTCGCAGCCTGTAAGTGGCGGTCAGGTGCTGCTGAACGGCATTCTTTGCGCTGCGTTTAATTTTTACTACCAAGATCCTGCGCAAGGAACGCGCCCGCTTCAAGCAGTGTTTTTTGACAAAAAATGGTTCCTGACTAGCCAAGGCACCATCAAATATATTAACGGCGTTCCGGTTGGTGGGGTGCCTTCGATCTACGGCACTGACGGTACATCACTGGTTAAGCTATACCAAAGCAGCACAGCCTCTATATCGTCCAATGTGCAAAGCGCCTTATGGGCTATGGGCGACGTGATTCGAGACAAACAGGCACTGAAATTTGGCGTTGAAGCTACCCTTACGCAAGGTGGCTCGTTCAACATAACCGTTGATAACCAAAACAACTCTAGTCCCGTTTACTTTTTATCGGCTACAAATGGGTGGGTTAATAACCTCGGCGCTACTATTCCTTGGATAAACAACCTGTCTAACGTAATTCCGTGGGGGATAACCAATGGTTATTACCTCTATAAAAGCGATGCCCAACAGTGGGGCAAGTATATCGGGTTAACGATGACCTCCAATACTGGTGGTATTGTTATAAACACGCTTGAAACAGAGCATGAATTGAGGGCGAGGTTCTAATGACTACACTCCCGCTGACTGTTCCATATACCTTTGGCAACACGACTACCCAGAACCAGTTGACCTACTTGGATACGGATTTTACGACTATTTTCAATGCCGTGAACGGCATCGGAAATGGTTCAGTCACGCTTTCAACGCCCGTCATAACTGGGAATGCTAATTTTACCAGCGGCACAACCAACTTTGGCCCGTTTGCAAATTCCAACGGACCCAACCTGTATTTGATTAACACGAATAGCGTGAGCAATTCGGGCGGGTCTCTTGTTTTTTTGAACAACAACACGTCCGCCGTTCAAAAAACTGCCGCATACATCAACGGCGGCCTTCTTTCAGCTACTGCGGGTGCAGAGCAAGGGATAATTGACTTTGAAGTGTTTGATGGCACCAATAACGTCAATCGCATCATTGGTATGCAGGTCAACGCCAGCGGTGCAAGCGGCACATTTGCACCCAACACCGACAATTATTGGAGTTTGGGTCTAAGCGGGTATCGTTGGTCATACGTATATGCAGCGAATGGCGTTTTTACGGGTGCAGTCACTACCGCAGCGTTGACGGCATCTAGCCTTAGCCTGTCCACTGCCCTGTCCGCAGCAAACGGCGGCACCGGCCTGACCTCACCCGGCACGTCTGGCAACGTCCTTACGTCGAACGGGTCCGCCTGGGTGTCGTCCGCGCCGCCGTCCGCGCTGACGCAACCGCAGATTCAAACCCAGATCCTGACCGTTGGTTCGGGAACTTGGACCGCGCCGACTGGGGTGACGAAAGTGTTTGTCGCTGTTG